TTGGGTATTCGCATATCCATACATCGCACCACCAAATCCGGCTTTTATGGATTCTTGTGCGGCTTTTGCTATGAACAGATTCCCGACACCTTTAAACTCTTGAGTCCCGCCAGTCAGCTGCTTATTATTGTGCGGGGCGGTAACGATCCAATCAATGTACGTCGCTTGGGTATCTTTGTCATGTGATATTGCCATAAGACCTTGAAATCCCTTTCCACCCTCGCAAACCATACCATAGATTTTTACACCTCGTTTTTTTGCAAGGGTAGACCAATCGACATACCATCCGTTTTTCTTGGTGAAATGTTTAAGGTGTTCGGTGTGAACTAATCCGATTCTTGTCTTCACAGCTTCGCCGGTTTTGGCGTTGATTAAACTGTGTTGTTCGTTGTCTTTACTTACTTCTATTATATTTTCTATTATATCATTTTTTGGCTCATTTATCAACTCATTTTCGGCGATTGTTGCTGTGTAATACTCTTCATCTTCGCTCACAACTGTCCGCCACCTGTAAAACGCGCGCCCCATTTTAAGACTCTCTATTTCATATTTTTTGGTTAATCGCCGCCATCGTTTTCTAAGTTTTTTTGCTTCTTCGATGTTTCCGGCAGCCCGCATCAAACGTTCTTCCGTCTTCAGCTGCCGGATCTGGTTTTCATATCGCCTCTGGATTTGGTCGTTTCGATATTCCCTCTGAATTTCCTCTTTGGTGTACTCCATGGGCGGAGTTGATCCTTTCTGGTAGGGAATCAGCCGATGCCGACAGTTATAGCCGTTTATTATTGAGTTCCCGTTGTTGAGCTTAAGGACGTCTGGAAGATAGGTGTATCTTATGCCGTCAATTACTCCGGCCCGATTATTCGGATTAATACTGTAAAGTTTGCCTTGGTGCGGAGCACAACGTGGAGATGCATCCGGGTGCGATGATGTCCAAACATATTCAACACCTTCTGCAATCAACCTCTCTAAATCTCGCATGTTCGCTTCATATCTGACAGTCATTTCTGCTCTGTTTCGGAGACTAACTGTGTATGCTCTTCTGCCTTCGACTTCAACTACTTTCGGCGGTTCGGCGGCCAAGGCTTTCAAGGCCACATTGAGTTTTTTTCGGTAATCCTCAATGACTGCCAGACCTTTCCGCGTTTGGTCGAGATATGGCCTGATTGCATTAAGATTTACTTTGTTAAGGTTTGACATCAAATTCCGGATATCTGCTGTATAAGTGCCGCCGGGAAAATTGTTTATCACATTTCGATTCAAAATGTTTACTGTTTGCTGCAGCTGATAATACCATTTCCGGCTTGATGTCACGAGCGATTTTCTAGTCTTTTCCCGGAGTTCGAGATTATCAATTCTTTTGCAATACTCAGCGATAATCTTGTTTAAGGTTTTTGTTAATTCTTCCTGGTCTATGCCTTCCGCCACCGATTTCGTAATCTCTTGCTTAATCTTTGTTGTCGCAGTAGAGACTATCATCAAAACATTTTGAGCGACATTCTCTTTCGGAGCTTCAATGATCTTCATCTAATCACTCCGTTTTCTTTTCTTGCTTCTGCTTGTCTCTTTCGATTTTGTTAATCATTTCGTCAACGCTTCCGCCATCACCCTGCTCGTTTTCTTCCTCGTCCTCTTCTTCTTCGGCGAATCCTGTTAATTCCGGAAGATTTTGCGGATTATCTAAAGACATGCCCTGTTCATAGCGAATAAGATTAACTTCTTCGTCAATTCGAGCATCATCCCAGTCAGGATGAATATTTTTGACAGCTTCGCGGGTAGATGCTACACCTTGAGATTTCGCCGCGCCCCATGTGTTGATTTTCTCGGACTGCTTCTCGACGATGTAGTCCCCGAATTTTACGATGACATTGCAGTTGTCAAAGTCGATGTCAAGCCGGTCCTCGTTCTTCTGAATTTCCGGGAACTTCTTTTGCATCCAGGAATTAAGAGCGAGCAACTGCAGAATCAACCCTTCTAGGAACGGTTTCCAGAGTTTGATCTTTTCGCTACGGGTCTCAAGCGTCGCCTTATTCCTTTCCTGCTGGCTGTCAGCGGCTGAATCGATTGATTCAATCCCCGGAATGCCTAATGCAACCGGGCTGATTCCGGCCATGTAGCAGCAGGTAGCAAGAGCGGTCTGCCATTTTTTCGCAAGGGATTCCATTTTGTCCGGAATCGGTGTGATGTTGATCTCGTTCTTCGCATTCTGATCGAGCAAGGTTTTCGTAACAACATAGTTTTGAACGAAGTTGTTGATTCCTTTGAGATCACCGTCTTTCGTGTACTCCAGGAATTCCGCCGGAATGTAGCGGATTGTCTTGTTGTTCCGAACCTCGGCGAATATCTCGCTTAAGACCT